CAAGAACCTGCAGGGTACAGAGGCACCTTTTGATATTCTGCGCATTCCAGCCGAGCCGTACGCTATTTTAGGCGATGATAAGATCCAACGCCTTACTCCGGGACGAGCAGCAGCTCAGGAACAGAGCTACCTTGAGTGTGGCTTTGTTATGCAGGCTGGCAGTAAGTTACAGGAGAAGGAAGAGCGTTTTTGCTCTCGGTGCCTTTACAAAGAAAATGGTAAATATTATGGGGCCTTGAAGCTTTCCGCAATATCTGGACTAGTCTATTTTGCCTCATCAAGTGAATTAGAGGCAATAACTCCCAACTTTTCCTTGGCACTATTCGAAGCCGCCTTACACCAGGATCCTGGCGTGTACGATAAGACGCTTGTTGCCATTAAATTTGTCGCAGACCGTAATGGAATGCAGTTAACTGAGTTGGCTTCAAGGGAGCGTTACCGTGAGTTGTATGATCAATACTGCACGGGACTCGCTTCCGTACTCAGTTTTTGTGGCCACAGGCCAGACATTTTAAGTATATTGGAACATTGCAAAATGGGCGACAACGCACGAATGGCACTGAACCAATACGCTCAACAAACGAAACAAACCCCTCCATATCTACAATCAAAAATGGAGGGCCCGGCCCATTCTCCGAAATGGACCGTTGACCTCGCCTTCGCAGGTAATACCTACGTTGGCACGGGCGAAAGCAAATCCGCAGCTGCTGAAGTTGCCGCTAAGGCGGCGCTTGATCAGTTGCGTGTAACACCAACTATGCATCCTGCAAAGGATGACGTAGTTATTAACAACGAAACCACAGCCGTCATCGTCACGATTCCCAACGGTTATAGGATTGATATTTCTCGCATTGAAAGTGGAATTTCTAGGGAAGAAATGGTCTTGTATCGGAAAAACATGGCCTCTGCAAAGCGTGCTGCAAAACATCCCGGCGAACAGCACATTCTCGACCTTTTGGCCGTTGCACACTTGCAATTTGCCGGAAAGATTGGCGGTAAAGTGTGCGTCTGGATTGACAGCAAAATCGCGCCTCCCATGAAAGATCACGTACACAACGGCATTCGCTACAAGACGGACGAGGAAGGAACCGCTTACGTGCTCAGTATAGTGATGCAACAACTCACGTACAGTATAGTGGTTGGTGCACTGACTCAGGTTGGGAGTACTCCAGCCCCCGAACAGCACCGTATTTATTATGAGCCCTCCAGTGGCCCATGCATGG